CAATTTCTGCTTTAGTTAAACTTCTTAAGTTTTTCTTATCAAAGTGAGCAAGTATCGCAGGGTTGACTGATTCAGAAATTTTCTTCTGCGCTTCTGTTGCCCATAATGATAGACTAATAAAGTTGGAGTTTACAGTCTGTCGTGGTTTATCTTCACGTTCTTTTCGCTTAAAAGTATCTCTTGACATCTTAGGTCTACCATCTTCCGGTCTACCTACAGGGTCAAACTTCTCTTCTTTCTTTTCTTGGTTAGGTGGATTGTCTTTCTTTTTCAAATCCATCTTTCGTTGTTCTTTTTCTTCTCTTTCTTGGTTGATAGAATCTTTATCTCTTCTATCCTCCGGTTTTGTTAGTGGGTTTGAACCCGTCTCGTCAGATGGAATTAGCCCAACATCTTCTGGGCTTATCGCATCTTTAGTAAGAGCAATCTTTTCAAGATCGTTACGATGCTGAGGGTTATGATAAGGACTAGCTTTTTGAGGCATAGATTCGCCCTTTCTTTCCCTTTCTTCTCGTCGAATTCTGATTTTTTCGATTTCTGGAATTTCTCCAAATCTTTCTAGTACGGTTTCTCCACTAATAATATTTCTATCAACAAGCTGAACAAGCAAGTTTTTCTCAGCCGCTTCGTCTGATAAGACCATCTGATCAAAGTGGATTTTTGCTGGAAGTCGGAAACCCATTGCTTTTTGAACTATTTCAAGCTCTTGTTCCCACCAGCTTACCAATATCTGACGACCGTATTCCAATCTTTCGACGAGTGTTTTAAGACTAATAAAATTGTTAGTAAAACCGCCCCCACCGCTAGCCATACCTGTGAGGGTAGGGGGAACGCCAAGCCCAGCGTAAATATTAGTGAGAACCGGTTCATATTTTTCTTTTCCCAAAAATCTATAAACTTGAGTACTAGACTCTGTAAACTTTAATTCTGGACCCCATACTAGATCCATAGTTCCGCCACCAACATTACTAGCAAGAATATTTCTTAGTTTATTAATAGCAGCTTTAGTAGGCAGTATTTTGTTATCTAAATCACCAAGACTCCATAATCTTATATTAGATATAGCACCATCTAATGCAGAGACATCAGCCAGCTTCATTTTTTCTAGCATAATAATGTCATCAAGGATTGCATATATCATAGGACTAGCCCATACTAACCAGTCATCTTTCTTGTAAAAGAATACTGATGTTTTATCTGGATCTAAAGGTATTACGCTCTCTCCGCGTTTAACTGCATCCATAAGATCTGGAGGAAGTAAGGCAGAAAGCCTTCTATGGTGAGGAGATCCTCCACCTTCTAAACCTCTATTAGCTATATTACGAACAAGTTTAGAAATCTTTAAAGCGT